ATGGGCGGATCTGCCAAGAAGTTCCCCGATCTGAGCGGTGATGGCAAAGTCACGCAAAAAGATATTCTTATGGGTCGTGGTGTTGTTAAGAAAAAAGCTGGCGGTATGATGAAAAAGAAGGGCTATGCTTCTGGCGGTATGATGAAGAAGAAAGGTTATTCCAAAGGTGGCGCAGTCAGAAAGAGTAAACGAGGAATGGGTGCTGCAACTCGTGGAGGCGGAGCGATTATGTAGTAAGGCTTTTGACCCTTTTGAGGGTCGCAATTGGGTAAATGGATAAAAAAGTATGGCGTATTTACAAAGTAATATTCCTCACTTTAAAGCATGGGTGAGGAGAGAGTACACGGTCAATCACGAGCGATACCATGGTGAGTTTTTACACGCCATGGTCATTGCCGTGACTACCCTGCCTAGCAGGTGTTTGAGCTTTCAAGTTATCTTCACCGGGTGTGAAGCTGACGAAGAGGAGGGAGAAGAGAACATACATGGTGGAGCTATGTGGGCAAGGATGCCCATCACGGCTCTGGTAGGAGATACACCCTTTGAGGACTGGCCTGAACCTATGCCAGTCTGGGCCGCACAGCCTTGGGATTGTTCTTCCAGACACCATGCGGTGTATGTGTTAGAGAGATGTCAGCCATGTCCGTGGATTGCAAAGATAGACGGAGAGTTCTATCCTGCAAAATATCTCTTTACAGTTGACTACACAGAGAGTGAAATAGGCGATGATCCTGCACAACATAAACAAAGTCATGTGATGGAGTTGTTGGATGCAGGAAAGTGGACAGGTAACATAGTGGCATTACCGAATAACAGAGTGAGGGTCACGCACCCTGCTTGGTTTGAGACAGGAGAAGGCGCACCGGATTTTAAACCGTCACAGCATATTCATTATTCCAAGTCGGATCTTGACTACACGCTTGACGTAAACCAGATATTTGACAATCTCTACAAAGAGACTGAAGAAGAGTAAATCATATGGCCATTGAACGTGGTGTTGACGATATAGATAAAGCTGATCTGAATATTGAGGACAACTCAAAAGAGATTGAAGTTGATGTAGAGCCTGAAGTAGATGAATATTTTGCAGGCATTGATGACGATCAGAACGAAATATTAGAAGACGGCACGATGCTTGTAGGCATGCCCCCTGCACCAATGATGGAGCAAGGCGGAGACTTCTTTGAAAACCTCGCACAAGTTATTGGTGATGATGATTTAGGGCGTATCTACTCTGACTGTATGTCAGATTACGAAGACGATAGGTCATCTCGTAAGGAGTGGGAAGAGCAGTACAAAGAAGGGCTTGAGTTCCTTGGCATGAAGTTCGAGGAAAGAACTGAACCTTTTGAGGGTGCATCCGGCATCATTCATCCGTTACTCGCAGAGTCAGTCACACAGTTCCAAGCACAGGCATACAAAGAGATGTTGCCTTCTGGTGGTCCGGTCAAGACGCAGGTAGTGGGTATGATGACACCCAACACTGATCTGCAGGCCGCACGAGTTCAGGAGTTCATGAACTACCAGATCACGCAGGTGATGAAGGAGTATGACCCTGAGACTGACCAGATGCTTTTTTATCTGCCCCTTTCAGGCAGTGCATTCAGGAAGGTTCACTTTGACCAGACGTTAGATCGTCCGGTATCACGGTTTATTCCGTCTGAAAAGATGATCGTGCCTTATGGCGCATCCAGTTTAGATAGCGCAACCAGAATTACGCACGTTATTGATATGTCGATCAATGACGTTAAAAAGCTACAACTGTCAGGATTCTACAAGAAGTCTGATATATCTTATCGATCCAGTCCGTCTTACACCGCAGACGGTGTGAACGAAGAGATTGATGAGTTGCAGGGCGTTAAACCGTCAGGTGATTCAGGCTCTGATGAATGTGAAATCCTTGAGATGCACATTGATCTTGATATCCCCGGTTTTGAGGACGTTGACGCTGAAGGCATTGAGACAGGGATAAAGCTACCTTATATCGTTACCCTTCTTCCAAGGCAGTCTACGATCTTATCGATTCGGAGAAACTACAACCAAAATGATCCGATGCGTAAGAGAGTGGACTATTTTGTTCACTACAAGTTCTTACCTGGGGTAGGGTTCTACGGATTTGGCTTGACCCATATGATTGGCGGTCTGTCTAGAGGTGCTACCTCAATACTCAGGCAGTTGATTGACGCAGGCACACTGTCCAACCTACCTGCAGGTTTCAAGGCCAGAGGCATTCGTATTCGAGATGACGATGTGCCTATCCAGCCCGGTGAGTTCAGGGACATGGACGCACCCGGTGGGTCATTGCGTGAAGCATTGATGCCGCTACCTTTCAAGGAGCCAAGCGGTACGTTACTTAATTTGTTGGGCATGCTCGTTGATGCAGGCAGACGTTTTGCTTCTATCGGAGACATGCAGGTAGGTGATGGCAATGCTGAAGCACCTGTCGGTACGACCGTAGCCTTACTTGAGCGTGGCAGCCGTGTGATGAGTGCGATTCACAAACGATTGCATTATTCGCAGCGGATAGAATTTAATCTGTTGGCAGGTTTATTCAGAGACTATCTGCCACCGCAATATCCGTACATGACAGCCAATGGTGATCAGAGCGTTAAGCAGTCTGACTTTGATGATCGGATAGATATCATACCAGTCAGTGATCCCAATATTTTCTCTATGAGTCAGCGTGTGATGCTGGCGCAGGAAATGTTGAGAATGGTGCAGGCCGCACCAGAGATACATGGTCCGATGGGCATGTACAACGCATACAAGCGTATGTATGAAGCGATGGGAATACAGCAGGTAGATCAGATACTACCGCCCCCACCGCCTCCGCCAGAACCAAAACCAGTTGCAGCGGCAATAGAAAATGCAGGGTTTTTGGCAATGCAACCTGCTACGCCTTTCCCTGATCAAGACCACATGGCGCATATATCAATTCACATGTCGTTTTATAACTCTGCTGTTTGTCAGGCGAATCCGCAGATACAGGGATTGGTCATGGCGCATGTTTATGCACACATTGATATGATGGCAAGAAACCAAGCACAACAAGATCCAGAGATCATGCAAATGCAACAACAAATGCAAATGATGCAACAACAACAGCAACAGATGCCCGGCCCACCTGGTATGCCCGGTATGCCGCCACAACAACCTAATCCTCAGATGCAGCAGATGCAAAAGCAGATGCAAGGGATGATGGAAACCAAGGTGGCACAGATCACTGCACAGCTTGTAGATCAGATCGCACCAGCCTTTGAGCCTAAACAAGATGAAGATCCGTTAGTCGGGCTCAGAAGAGAAGAGCTCAACATTAAAGCGGCTGACGTAGAGCGTAAGGCAGAAGAAGCAAACAAGCGGTTTGGTCTTGACCAAGAGCGTCTTGATACGCAAAGAGAACTTTCTGAAGAAAGAAACGACATACAGGTTGATATTGCAGAGATGAAAGATCAAACTGCGCAAGATAGATTAAAACTTCAGCAGGCTGTACAGATGGGCAACCTTGCTGAGAAAATGACTAAAAACTTTTTCGGGAACTAATCATGACGAATAAAGTAGAGAAAGACGGATTCACGATTAAAGATCAAGGCAGAGTGGACTATGCGAAGATTAAGCAAGAGCCCACCAATGCGTCTTCAAAACCCGGTATGGGAAAAGGTAAATCAAGAGGCGGTGGTGCAGCATTAAGAGGCACTAAGTTCTCAGGAGTTTATTAAATGTTTCCCTCTAATTTTAATATTCCGATAGATCAATCAAAGCTTCGAGCTCCCTCTGTACCAGGTGGCATACCAGGGGAAATAATGTCCAGAGAAGATTTTGAGAGAATGAAAGCAAAATTAGATTATCGTCAGGGGAGACTTCGCCCACCAGGGATGGAACGTCCGGTAGATTACCCAAGACCAATTCAAAACGTGCCAAATCTGCCGCCAAGACTAGATCAATCCGCTCTTGACAGTATTAGAGAAAGATTAGGCGGTCGCATAGGTAGGCCTCCAGCACAAAAGCTATCAATATTTAATCCTAATCAACCATCTTCTATTCCTAACTATACAGATCTTGTTAAAGCAAGAGGTAAAGCAATAGGCGGTTCATATCTTCCAGGCGAGATGGATTTACCCTCTAGCGTTATGGAAAAAATTAGAGAGTCTATAGGAACTCCAGTAGGAAGAAGCTACGAAGATATCGTAGCCGCTGGTGGCGGAGGTATTAATCCTGGTGGGATGTTTGACGATATTTCTCCTTTTCAACCTCAAGTGATTACTAGAGGTTTAGATGGAAAAGACTATCCTACTCCTGGTTCAGCAGAAAGAGCTAATAGAATATTTTTAGCAAATCAAGCCGCAAATCAAGGCGCAGAATTAGGTGGCGATGACATGGTTATGGATGATCCAGCCATGCTTGAAACGCCACCTGCAGGCGGAGGATACGATGGTGGAGGCATCAACCCAGTAATTGGACCAAATGGCGAAAGACTGTTTGATATGAAAGAAGCTGGCACTGGCCCATTTCAACCTACACAACCAACACCGCCTACAGGGGAAATGCCTCCTATTGGTAATAATCCAGAAG